CTTCGCTCGGCCTACTAATAGGGATGAACGGAAGTATAGTAGAGAAGATGCCGCCAATGTGGGCGAAACCATAGCTCAAAAGCTCCGCAGTTTCATGAATATTCCTTTCTGGATGTTCAACTACATACCTCCAGCCCCTATACTCAGAGAGGTAACAGGCTTAGGTTCATCACTAACAGCAGGCTCATATAACTTCCAGCTTCTAGGAGAGGACCTTCTAGGTAATATCACTAAATTGAGCGCAGTAGCAGGAATCACAATAGCAAACGGGAGCGGGATAGATGTGCAATGTATTCAGCATCCAATGGGTATGCCTATAGCCAAGAAAATCCATATATATCTGAGCGGGAGCAATGTCGTTCCTACAGGTGGTCACCGTATCGGTAACGCCAATATGCTAATGAATGCAGATCCAATTATACGGGTTATAACAGATGTTCCTGGAGGAGTAACTTCTGGTGCGGCACTAGCTCAGTCAGCAAATCTTCCATCTACTTCGGAGGTACGCTATAGGCAAATGAGAGTTGTGCGTCCTGTAAGATCAGAGATAGTGCAGGATGCCCAAGAGGATGCGGATTATAATCATACTATACGAATGAGAACTCAGACGCCAACCATCCTGGACTACGACCACGCGGCTGCTCTAACGAAGATATCATTCGCAGAATCAGTCCACTAGGAGGATAGTATGTCACAAGATGCACCTAAAGTTCGTGCAAAGGAGAAGGACAAAGACAAAGAAACTGGTACACCTATGAAGGACGACGAATTTGACCTGCCTACGTTGCGAGAAAATGCCGTGTCTATCTTTGGCGTACCGCACTACGTTATAGATGGAGCATTGCATGGTGAAAAACCAAAAGCAACGTATACCAAGGCAGAGATACAGGAAAAGGTAGACAAGTTTATGAAGGAGGAGGTGAAATAGAAAATGCCCGGAGGCTCTTGGAGTATTGCACAAACAACCGATCCAGGACAGCGGCCAGCACTTTACGCTAACCTTCAGGCTAAGGCTGCAAGTCTTGTTTCAGGTGGTACTACTGGTATCGTAGCAATGGCCGTCACCGCAGATTGGGGACCAGATAAGATCGCTACTTCAGTTATCAGTGAATCGGATCTTATCAACAAGTTTGGTCCATCTAGTGGTGGTGGCTCAGCGTTCTATGCCATCAGGGAAGCCTTGCGTGGGGGCGCACAATCGGTCTTAGCGTACCGTATGGAAACGGTAGCCGGTGCTAAGGCTACTCGTATCTTACAGGACGCGACAGCCGGTACTGCCATCACACTTACTGGTCTATACAACGGAGTGCGTGCTAACGGTTTCACTATTGATGTTATCACTAACGCGCTCAACGGTTCAGCCAAAGATGTGAAGATCTCTGAGGCAGGCGTTCTACTGGAGACCTTTACTGGCTTGACTAATGCTGCCATTGTTGCCCAGATCATGGGAACAGCAGCAGGATCTACAGCTTCTAGGTATGTCACTGCCGTTGCTGGTGGTGGCACTTTCGTTACTAACGTCGCTGGTGCCACAATGACCGGTGGAAACTCTGGTCTAGTGGTTACTGGTACTGAGCTTTCGTCTGCTATGACAGCACTTGAGCCTATGGTCTGGGACACATTCTCAGGAGCCAGCATAACCACAGGTTCAATGCTCACAAGTCTTTCTTCCTGGATCCTGGGACTCAGGGCTGCAGGACAGAAAGTCATGCTTGTCATTGGTAGCAACACCGCTGAGACACAGGCTACTGCAGTCGCTAACGCTCTGACTTACGGTAACAGCGAGGGTGTTATCTACGTATGGCCTGGAATAGTAGACGATGCCAACATAACTCGTACAGGGGCAGAGTTCGCTAGCAGGGTAGCAGGTCTCGTAGCTTCAAAGGCTACAAACAACTCACTTACACACGCTCCTCTATCTTATGTTACAGGTCTTGCATATCTTCCGGCAAACGCAGAAGTCAAGGCTGCTCTGGCCGGTGGACTTCTGACAATTTCTGGCGATGGTCGTGGTGGCTATCAGGTTGAAAAAGGTATCACTACACTTACCACTCCATCGACAACTACTCCACAAGGCTTTAGGAAGATACGTATTGTCCGTATATGCGACTCAATTATCAATGCAGTAAGTCAGGCTACCAACCAGTCGTACATCGGTTCAACTCTTAACAATGAAGTTGGACAGCAGGTTGTGTTGGGCGCTATCAAAGCTTTCCTTGATCAGTTGGTGCGGCAGAATCAGATAAAGAGTGACTTTACTGTTGCTCTTGATCCTGCCTTCACAGCAACGGCTGACCGTATGTACGTTCTGGCTTCTATCACTCCAGTAGACACCACTGATTACATCTACCTCACGATAAACGTGGCAGCGTAAGGAGGTATAAATGCCTTTTGTTCCTGAGGTAACAATCAACGGGCAGTTCGGTGAGCTATACGACGAGACTGGCAAGTTCCTTTCTACGGTACAGCGTGTAGAGGCCCGAGTCATGGTAGAGCGGCAAGAAGTACGTCCGGCTGGACAGCGTGCCGTAGGCTACAAGATGAAAGGCACTAGCGCAGAAGGAACTATTACACAATTCAAGGTCACATCTGACATGCTTACCAAGGTTTCCAATCCTCTCCAGAACCCACGGCAGAAACAGTTCGTAGGAGAGTTGCTCTATAAGCTCGATGACCCTGAGGCCATTGGTGCAGAATGGGTTAGGCTTAAGAGAATTAAATTCTGGGAGATTAACCTTGGCTACCAGATGAACGAGTTAGTAGAGGAATCTGTTCCATTTACGTTTGAAGGACTTGAGGTTGTACGAGCAATATCTGGTGATCCAACAGTGGTTCCACCGGCTAGGGCTTAGGAGGATAAATAATGGCGGCTACAGTCGGTGCACCTATCGTTGAAGGTGTTCCTGGAGAGACTCCGGTTTCTTCACATTTTGACGTTACACCTGATACTTCATATCCCACTGGTGGGTATGCGATCACAGCGGCACAGGCAGGATTTTCTGCTAACATTCGTAATCTAGTGGCAGGTTTGGCTCTTCTTGGTGCGACTTATTACTACGCTTTCTGGGATAGGGTTAATGGTAAGCTCAAGTTTATTGTGGCGACTACAGGAGTTGAGGTCACCGCTGCTACTAACCTTTCTACTATGACTCCTGTCCGCTGTACTGCTTGGGGAGATTAGTATGGCAGCAGCAGTTACTGGACAATCGTTCTATGAGTGGCCTGGAGGACCTGCTGTTCCTCCATTGTCAAAGTTCTACGTAACATGTGACAACAGTTATGCGACCGGAGGATATTTCTTAGATAAAGCCCTGTTTGGCTATCCTGGAGATAGGGATGTATTTGTTGTTCCGGGAATGGCTAAAGTTGGCGCTACCTATTATCGTGCGGTTTGGGATGATGATAATCAGAAACTTGTCATACTTCAAACCAACGGTGCAGAAGTGCCAAACGCTACGGACCTAAGTGCGTTAGTTATCAAAGTTCTAGCAATCGGCGTACAATAAGAAAGAAGGCGGGAAAAGATGCAAGAGCGAGAGTCGGTAGCCCAAGCACGAGCGAAGACGGAACCTGTGAGCGAGGAATATGCTAAGGACAGGGGTGTCAGTAAGACTGATAACGTTACCGGCGATCCCATGGAAATACTCATGGACGAGTCGACCCGTAAGGATCTTACTGACACCCTGAAGCTCAAGAGACGTAAGGACGGCAAGGACGTATTCTTTGAGGTTAAGATACGTGCCTTGGAAGCACCAGAGTACGATAAGATCAATGATGATTGCACTATTATTACCAGACAGAAGCGTAGCGGTAACATCAGTAAAGAAGTTGACCAGAAGATGTTCCGGCGTGTGGTGGCCTACACCGCACTCGTAAGCCCAAAGATGGACGATCCGCGTATAGTGGATAAGTACCATCCTGTAAAGGGTAAAGAGTGGGAGATTCTGGATAAACTCTTTTTGGCTGGTGAGCTAGACTATATCGCTACAGAAGCCATGAAGCTGAGCGGTTACAATGACGACTTTGTGGAGCAGGTAAAAAACTCCTAACCGGCGATGCGGGTAGTCCTACTAGCGTACTCGCCGGTGAATTCCATATGCTCGGTGTACGTAGACATAAGGATCCATTGGAGTTATGGGAACTAAGACGTAAAAGTCGTTTCGCTTACCGCTTCTTGGTTGAGTCCACAATTAAAGAGCTTGAGGACGAACAAGCACAGATGCAAAAGGGTCCGAAACCAAGTGAAGACCCTAAGGCTCGAATCGGCAAGCAGAGGTAGATATGGGCGGAGCCACAGCAA